AGGGTACAGATGTTCATAGCTATACTGCCAGTATTATCGGATGCAGCCGACAAGAAGCAAAGGCACATACCTTCAAACCGCTATACGGCGGTGTCACTGGAACCGACTCCCAACAACGCTACTACAGAGCCTTTAAGGAAAAGTATGAAGGTGTCACTGCTTGGCACGAGCAACTCCAGCGAGAGGCCGTCCAGAAGCGATTAATCACCCTTCCAAGTGGTAGGCAGTATGCTTTCCCAGATGCACGATGGACTAAGTGGGGTACGGCTACAAATCGTACAGCAATATGTAACTATCCGGTACAAGGTTTTGCTACCGCTGACCTGCTACCTGCTGCTCTGGTTCGGCTAGAAAGAATGATGCGTACGAGAAATCTTAATTCTGTAATTTGTAATACTGTTCACGACTCTATAGTATTAGATGTACACCCAGATGAAAAAGACGCTTGTATCAAGCTTTTAGAGTATGCCATGCTATCTTTACCCACAGAGACAGTTAACCGCTATGGCGTTGAATACGATATGCCGGTAGGAATAGAATTAAAAATCGGTGATAATTGGCTTGACTTGACAGAAGTAGACCTGTAGTATCAGTCTACAACCCTAACAACAGGAGCATGAAAAATCATGGATACAGGGACAGAAGTAAACGTAATGCGTGAAGGAAATCTATTCGAAGAAGACATGAACGCAATTGTAGCAGCTATGAACGCGGATAACGATGAAGCGTTGATGGCAGCAAGTGGTCAGAATGTAAAACAGACTGGTCAAAAAGGATTACCACGAATTAACATCAACTACGATGCAGAGACAGAAGACGGTAAGTCCTTGACTCGTGGCTCATGGAAGATGTATGTAGATGGTCGATTCATCTACGCTGAAGAAGTTGTTCTTCGTCCAATCCTTCGTACCTTCGAGTACAGCATGTGGGATCAGGAAAGCGGTACGTTTTCTTGCAAGTCGGTTCAGAAGACAACCTTGTCAGGAATGTTCCCCGACACAATCGGCACAAACAAGTGTGGTCGTTTGACTCGTGATGAGGAAAGCCGCCTAGCTAAAGATGATGTTGCTTACCTTACATCTCGTTCGGTTAGCTGCAATCAGATTCTTTACTCTAAGATTTCCGGCACGTTCAAGGACGCTGACGGCAATGAGGTAGAGATCAAGGACGAGCCAGTAGTAGCTTACTTCAAGCGGTCTGGTTTCATCCCGATGAATGATTTCATCAACAACTTGACTAAGCAGAACAAGATCATGCAGAAGTGTGAAATTAATTTAGCCACAAACCGACACAAGAACGGTAGTGTGACTTACTGGACACCGATGCCAACCTTGAAGGGCGTAGTAGACAGCATCTCTGACGAAGATAAGGCGTTGATGTCTAAGTTTGTTGATACCGTAAAGGGACATAACGAGAATGTTATGAACCAACATCGTGAGGCAGCAAAGCTTCTCGCTGACGATGGTGACATTGATTTGGCAGCGGACTTTGATAATGCTAACGCTGCTTAAAATACAGGACTACATGTCTAAGGCTCTCAGGGGGGAAACAACTGTCTCCCCTGAGACTCTCGAAACATTTAAAAAGGATTGTCAGGAATCCATTGTGAAGCAGCTTACTTCTGATAGAGGTAAGTATCGTATTCGTATGTCTGGTTTGGGTCGCCCACTTTGTCAACAGGTCTTAGATAAACACGGCATCAAAGAAGACATGTCCTATAACACATTGTTTAGATTCATGTTTGGTGACCTAACTGAATCTATCTTAATGGCAATTATGAAAGAAGCTGGTGTCGAGATCGTTGATTATCAGAAACAGGTCGAGTTAGATATCGGTGGGGAGAAACTAAAAGGAACCCTAGACGTAATCTTGCGTGACGAACTAGGTCAAGATAAAGTCTGGGATATCAAGTCTGCAAGTGACTGGGCATTTAACTATAAGTTCACCGGACTTGGTGGCTACGATAAACTAAAAGAAGATGATCCGTTTGGTTACCTGATGCAAGGGTTCTTGTACAGTGAGGCAGTCGGTTTACCTTTTGGGGGATGGATAGTTGTTAATAAGTCTAGTGGTATGGTTGCTGTCGTTGAGGTACCAGAGTGGTCGCAAGAAGACAAAGAGTATTACCTAAAGGACGCGGCAGAGCGTATCAAGTTCCTTAACAAAACCGACGTGAAGCCTTTCAAGCCCTACAAGCCGGTTGCCGAAACCTACAAGAACAAAGGTGAATTGGTTTCGACAGGCAACAAGCTACTACCTCGCGAATGTAATCTGTGCGGATACCGCCATCACTGCTGGCCTAACGCTATTTTGCACAATAGAGTAACGTCACGAGCAAAGTCACCGCCACAAGTCTGGTACTCTACCTTGAAGAAGAAGGAACTTTAATGCCATACTTGTTTGTGAAAAACTATGAAGTAGAATTGATGCAAATGAATAAAAGTTTGTATCATGTCTACATCGAATCTGAAAAGAAAGCTGGCGGGGAAAGGCGCATATGCCAGATGCGTATTCACGAGAATGGCTTGCCCCTGACCCTTGTCAACAACTATAGTAAGGAAGGATCATTACACGCCGATACTGAGGTGCGTGACATCAAGCGTGTAGAAGAAGAATTACAAAAGATAAGTAGAATCTCTTATGCGGGAGCGTATGTATGTGTGCCGATGCACCCTTTAACAACAGAACTTACAAATATAGAAAGACTATCCCCCAAACTGGCAGGGTATCTGATAAAAAGATTTCAATCGATTGGACTAGAATTTTGAAAAAAGCAGGATATAGGTCACAGTTTGAGTTGAACATTGCTCGAACCTTAACAGAAAACTCTGTACCGTTTAAGTACGAAGAAGAACGGTTCCAATACATACCAGAACCTCGACACTATACCCCAGACTTCTACCTAGAAAAATCTAAGATATATGTAGAAGCAAAAGGGCACTTGACTAAAGACGATAGAGTTAAGATGCTATTAGTTAAAAAGCAACATCCCAAGTTAGATATACGTTTTGTTTTCCTTAGAGCATCGAATAAGATTTACAAGGGAAGCAAGACGACGTATTCTTCTTGGTGTGAACGACATAAATTTATATGGGCAGAAGGCTCTATTCCTACAGATTGGTACAAGTAATGACTATTGATGATGAAGAACTACAGAAGAATGTAGAGATGATGTCGCTTTTGCCCGACCGTTACTACATCATTTTGCGTTCGACGGCTGAGAATGAATTTACTTTGTCCGCCTACGACACAACGGATAAGACTTACGAAAACGATGAGGACTTCGATTCGGCAATGGTCGTACAGGAAGGTGTCCTTGATATGGTTCGTATGCACACAGAAGAGTTGTTTGACAGAGGCGTGGCTTCTATTGAGTTTCGCTTGGCTGCAGAAGAGATGATCGAAGAGGCCGAAATAGAAGACCCTCGCATCACAAAGACTGTAGAAGGCAACGTAGTTAGAGTAAACTTTGGGACAGAACAATGAAGCTAGATGAATTTCAAATGAGAGCAGAGGATACTGCTATATACCCAAACGAGTATTCTGTTGTTTACCCTGCATTGGGTTTGGCAGGAGAAGCTGGCGAGGTTGCAGATAAGGTAAAGAAGATTCTTCGTGACGGCGAACCTCATCTTTTCTACAAGGATGATATTGCAAAAGAGTTAGGCGACGTGCTATGGTACGTTGCAATCTTGGCACGAGACTTGGGCTATAGCCTAGAAGAAGTGGCACAGATGAACCTAGACAAACTAGCTAACCGTAAACTTCGTGACGCTTTGAAGGGCAGCGGAGACAACCGGTGAGACACGAGGCGTACATGAAGTATATGGAAGATGAAAACGAACAGGCCGGTAAGATGGCTTATGGGGGAGTAGATATTGTCAACAATCCGCCACACTATAATCAAGCAGGTATCGAGTGCATTGACGCAATCGAGGCGGCGTTGTCTCCCGAAGAATTACGAGGATACTACAAAGGTAACGTCCTCAAGTACACATGGCGAGAAAGATACAAAAACGGAGACGAAGACATCTCCAAAGCCCAATGGTACACAAACCGACTATTAACAATTAAAAACCGACTCAAAGGAGAGTAAGACTATGAACAACATGTTACCAACGCCATACCAGCAATTCATTCACAAATCCCGCTACGCTCGTTGGTTAGACGATGAGCAGCGTAGAGAGAACTGGGATGAGACTGTATCAAGATATGTTAACTTTATGGCTGACCATGTGTCTGCCAAGCATAACTATAAGATATCTAACTCACTAAAGAACGATATTGAGGATGCAATCTTGAGTCTAAAAGTCATGCCTAGTATGAGAGCAATGATGACTGCTGGTTCTGCTTTGGAACGTGATAATGTGTGTGGCTACAACTGTAGCTATATACCTGTAGATAGCCCTCGTGCATTTGATGAGTGTATGTATATATTAATGTGTGGTACTGGTGTCGGCTTTAGCGTTGAGAAAGATAACGTCAACAAGCTTCCTGTTGTGTCAGATAACTTTAATCAATCCGATACTGTAATTAAGGTAGGCGATAGCAAACCGGGATGGGCAAAAGCTTTGCGAGAATTGATTGCGTTGCTTTACGCAGGTCAGACTCCGACATGGGATGTATCCGGTGTTCGTGCGGCAGGTGAGCGTTTAAAAATTATGGGTGGTCGTGCAAGTGGCCCACAACCGCTGGTTGAACTGTTTAACTTTACAGTGGACATTTTTAAGAAGGCACAAGGTCGTAAACTACTTCCTATAGAATGCCACGATATCATGTGCAAAATAGGCGAGATAGTTGTTGTAGGGGGTGTTCGTCGATCAGCGTTAATTAGTCTATCCGACATAGAGGATAGGGATATGGCTCGTGCAAAATCAGGTAAATGGTGGGATACAGAGCCGCAACGTGCGCTTGCAAATAACTCTGTAGCCTACGAACGCAAGCCAGACATGGGTACTTTCATGGAAGAGTGGATGGCTCTCTACACTAGCAAATCTGGTGAGCGAGGTATGTTCAATCGTGAAGCAGCCAACAAGCACGTTGCTCGTAACGGTCGTCGCGAAACAGGTCACATGTGGGGCACAAACCCTTGCAGTGAGATCATATTACGCCCCTACAGTTTTTGTAATTTGTCAGAGTGTGTGGTTCGTGAATCCGACTCTCTAGATGACTTGAAACAAAAGATACGAATAGCAACAATCTTGGGAACTTTACAATCTACCCTGACTGACTATAAATATCTTAGAAAAATATGGAAAGATAATGCAGAGGAAGAGCGTCTTCTTGGCGTGTCTCTAACAGGTATCATGGATCATCCGGTTCTTTCAAAAAATGTAGACAGTAAGCGGTGGCTAGATGAACTCAGAGAGTACGCAGTAGAGGTCAATAAGTCGTTTGCTAATTCTATAGGTATAAATCAGAGTGTCGCAATTACTTGCGTAAAGCCATCTGGTACAGTCTCACAGCTTACAGACTCTGCTAGTGGTATCCATGCCCGACATAACGATTACTATATTCGTACAGTTCGCGGGGATAACAAAGACCCACTCACACAATTCCTGATTAACACTGGAGTATACAACGAACCAGAGCATAACAAACCAGACTCTACTACTGTGTTTAGCTTTCCCACAAAAGCTCCTGATGGTGCGGTTACACGTAAGAGCATGTCATCTGTAGAGCAGCTTGAACTATGGAAAACATACGCGCTGCATTTCTGCGAACACAAACCGTCTGTCACTATTACGGTAAAAGAACACGAGTGGATGGAAGTTGGCGCGTGGGTCTACGAAAACTTTGACGTAGCTTCTGGCGTGTCGTTTCTTCCTTATGATGACCATACCTATGAGCAAGCCCCATATCAGGACATCGATAAAGATGAGTATAGTGAATGGATGCTGGCGTACGGTAATGTCACCATTGACTGGGAAAAGCTGACAGAGTTTGAAAAAGAAGACAATACCAACGGCTCTAGAGAACTTGCTTGTACTGCGGGTGTCTGTGAAGTAGTGGACTTGAACGCGGCATGAATTGTTGGTACTGTACATATGCCTTGACTTGGGGTGGTGACCATGATACGGATGATGATCCAGATCATTCTATGGTCACCAATCTCAGTTGTTCGAACTGTGGCTCGTTTGTTTTAGTATACTTACCCAGAGAAGAAGATGATACAGATAAAGATAACGCCTGATATACTTGCTCGTGCCAAAAAGAAAGCTGCCTCTGTAGGAAATCTACAGGGCAGCATCACGGGCAGTCTTAGTAATGTTGTTGGGGCAATCGGAGAAATAATCGTAGAAGACTACGCTGGTGGCGAACCTGTCAACAGCAAGGACTTTGATCTGTTGGTACAAAACCGACGTGTAGACGTAAAGACCAAGCGGTGTAATACCACCCCTTCACCAAACTACGACTGCTCTGTAGCAGCACACGGCTCTAAGCAAGACTGTGACAGCTACGTGTTCGTTCGTATTCTCACAGACCATAGCAAGGCTTGGATCTTGGGAGAGATACCAAAGGAAACGTTCTATAAAAAGGCTACACGATATAGCAGAGGGGATGTCGATCCGACAAACGGATTCACATTTAGAGCCGACTGTTACAACCTAGCAATACAAGAACTAGAGAACGTCAATGGCAAAACAGCACAAAGCTAATCTGTTTCAATTCACAGTATATTTAAAACAAGACGGCAACGTAGAGATAAACATGGATGGTGTCCAGCCGGAGCAGCTAGAAGCTGTAATAAATACAGGGATGCCAGAGTATGATGGTGCACACTCTATAGCATCCCTGCTTCGGTATATTAGGTCGATGGGGAACGAGATGTTGGATAAATCTAGAAACTACATCTAAATCTATTTGTGTACTTTTTGTACCTCAAACCTAGCACGAGTTGAAGACCCCTTATGCCGCTTATAGCCGGTTGAGGGGTTTTTCATTAGGCGGTAGCTACCGTCCTTCTGTTTCATCCAGTGGTAGCCCTTCGGAGCACTGACATACTTAGTAGCCACGACTATTTGCCCTTCTTTGCGCCAGCAATCTTGTCGGCGTAAGTTATCTCGTCGTACGGCGCAGCGAGTGCTGCAAAGGCTTTACCGCCTTCAGCCATTGGGGTGCGTTGCTGGGCAGTTGGCATAGTTGAGGCTGGCATCATTGGAGATGTCATAGGCATTGTCGCTGCACTCTGCTCCATTGCGTTCTTCTTCTTAGGAGCAGCGGTTCCACCCATCTGCATCTTCTTGGCTTTGCCGCCGTACATCATAGGCTTGCGTGGCACTCCGCCGTACATCATACCTTTGCGTTGTCCATTGTTATACTGTTTCATAGCTTGTGATCCTTATTTAAAAATTGATGGTACGCCAGTGAATGATCTACCTTCGGTAATATCTTCTCTGCGTTTGGTTACTTCTGGGAATACAGGTATTTTGACACCGGCACCAACAAGCGCATCTTGCGCTGTTCTAGGTATACCTGATGTTAAATCTGGATATAAGGTGAATGCTCTACCGTACGTATCCTTCATTGTGACTGGCTCTGGCTTGCCTATTTCATTTGCAGTTTTAGCGTAGGATGCAACCAACGCATTGTAGAAATATGTTTCCCGATCTGGAGTCAACGGCTTGCCTGTCCGAACCATCTCAAGGAACATCTCGCCCAACTCTGGGTCAGACAAAACCGACCTGATCATGTTAAACTTGTTGTTACGGAATTGCTGAAGGACAGCTTCTGTACCAACGTACCGTGCACTAATCACTCCGCGATTGATTGCGTAGAAGCGACTGATGAACGACTCGACGCTAAACGAGCGTGGTGCACCAGTGATCTCAAACTCACGCATACGGAAGTCAGGAGCACGATCTGCCATTAGCTTAGATGTTGCATCCCAGACTTTGTAACGCTTTTCACCGATGAGTTCTTTTACAACCTTCGCCTTTTCAGCATCGTTGGTGCCAAGCATGTTTTGCATAACGCCTAAGTCGATAACCTGCTCGTCGATTGTTGTTCCTTTTGCATCGGTGATGATGTTCTTGCCTGTTCTTTTAAAGGCAGTATTTTGTAAAGAATCGATGTATACATCAGCAAGGATAGTAGTTACCTGCTCGTCGGTAAAGCCACCTACGTCTTTCAACTCACGCTTAATCAGGTTTAGCTGATCAACTCCGCCTGAAACCAACCTGTCACCGATCTGATCCATCGACAGCTTTGTTGGGCTGTAGTTCTGTAAGATTTGAATAGCCAGTTCTTTTTGCTTCTTGGTTTTCTTAGCTGGCTCTAAGGTCTTGTCTAGCTGAGTCTGGATATCAGATGTTACACGTGCAACCGTTCTATCGTAAACGTCATCGCCAACAGACTTTCTTGAAAAGCCGATAGTGTCGTCAACCAACGAGCCTACATCTAACATAGACTTAACCTGACCATCTGCGCCACGCATAACAAATACTTGATCTAGGTTGTTCATCTGACGAGCTAGTTCATCTGGCTTTACTTTGCCTTTCAAGCTAACGATGTAATCAGCTACGGCGGTCTTTACTGTTGCAGCAACCGCTCCGGTCATCTTGTCGCCTTCGATAAAGGTAAACATAGGCAAGCCGCTCTGCGGATCGACGATCTCTTGTCCCAATGTGCGTTGGATAGAATCAAACAAGCTTTTACCGCCGACGTTCGGGTCCATGTTTGCAATGGCTTTGATGTTAAGCCACTCGCGAGGATTCTGTGCACCGTAGCGAACACCTAAGGGGTTGTTTACAGATACGTCAACAACCGACCTGTTGCCCCACGACATCCAAGATGGAACGACAGCCTTTTCGTTTGTATCGTACCAGCGAGACTTGAACTTTGCCCAGTCGCGATTGGCTTCTTGTAGGGCTGCACCGACAGGCATAACTGTGTCGTTGCCTACGTCGTTCTTCATAAGTATGCCTAATGTATCCACTGGAGTTCGTGTGCCGTCTGCACCGACCAACTCGAACTTATCAAACTTTCCCTGAACAACGTTTTCAATGTTTTCAAAGATAGCAGCACGTTCAGCGTTACCAGACTTACGAGCAGCAAACTGAACATGCCGTAGAGATTTATCTAGTTCACGTAGCTGAGTGAAAGACATCTCGAAAATATCAAGTGTGCTGTCTTGCTGTTGAGCAGCTTCACGGAGATAGCGTATAACTTGTAGCTGATCGTCCTGCTTCCTGTTAAAAGTTTTGCCCTGATCTTCTAAAGTTTTTTTAATATCCTGTACTACTTGTTTGACTGTCTTGTCGGTTCCTTCGGCTAATGCAGTAAAGAATGGGTCAGACAGGGTAATAAAGGTTTGATCCAAGATTGCCGACTGACCTGCTGTCATATCTGCTCCGCGCAGCTTCCCTACGGGCAGATCAGGCCGCTCTGCAAACAGGGCATCAAACACGTCACTGATGTCTACTGACACGTTACCTGTGACGGGGTTTCCTGCTCCATCAACAAACAGGTTATTTTCTGAAGCAGAATCTAAAGCAAGATACAAACGCTGTGCTTTTACCTTGTCTGCTGCGTGTCCACTTTCTAAAAGCGCAGCCATCAAATCACCCGGACTATCAAAGTTAGGGATGCTTGCTGTTGTGCGCTGTCCTGCTGCAACCACACCCTTCGGTCCGACTGCTCCTTCTACGACTGCAGCGGCACCCGCTTGTGTAGATAGCTTCGAGCGTACGTCATCAGCATGTTTTGCTACTACATCAGAAACCTTGTCGCGTGTGTCGTTTGCAATCTGGTTAAACTGTGGGCGTGGTAAAAAAGTAAAGTTTTCTGCCGCACTAATCAGTTCTTGTCTTTGCAAACGATTCATAGAGTCTTCGAAGTTACGGATTGTATCTGGACCAGTCTGCTGACCAAATGCCATGCTGTTACCGTCGATAGAATCTAGATAATACTGTACGCCGCGCTTGTCTACTATGCTAATGTCTGCAGATAGCTGGTCTATAGATTCTTGACCACGCTCAATTGCAGCGTTGACGATACGGAAGAAATCACCCTTTGGAGTATCACCGATGCCGCCTTCGATACTTTGCAAGACACCACGAAGTTCCGCAACCATCTGCTTCTGTAGATTGAGGTTTGCTTCCAAGTCGTTTACGTTAAAGTTTCTGATCTGCTTAACGCTGAGTTGGCTACGAGTAATGTCTTCAAGAGACTTGAGGGTTGCCAAGC